CACGTCTAATAGTCTCGTTGTCCATGTGAACGCGTAGACTTAAATACATCATCCGTTTTGACTCGTTTTGTAAAAGTAACTGTGTGTTTATACCTTCAGGTGTTCCGTGTGTCAAAGGAAGAAGAAAGCCACTAGCGTGTAGTTGATGTCGAAGCACTTGTAGTCCTGCTTCATTCTTAGACATATCCGAAAGCGAAGCTTTCATTTTGTTAGCAAACGCGTTATATACTTTATCATTTGCTTCTTTCTGCTCCTTAGAAATTCTTGCTTCTCCCATGTTACCCTCCTGTCATTGATGCCTGAGCACTAGCAGTGTCTTTTAACGCTGCGGCTTGCTCTCTGGCCATTAGTGTTTCTTGCTCTGCTCTTTGTGCTTCTGCACGGTCGTCTCGTATCTTTTTTACTTCGTCATCTGAAAACAAAATATCCATTGGTGCACCCGTAAGCTCACGAGAATATTCAAGGAATTTATCAAAATTAAATTTGTCCCCCGCAGCAGGGTTAACCTGCATTGCTTGCATAGCGTTGTTACCTGTAGTGATAACTCCGCGATATTCTTCTTCCCGCATTACGTGTGCTGCTGGAGATATATAGTCTATCTTGTATATGTCTTTACCCATTACTATCGCTTGAGCCACATCCGCAGGAATGATTATAGGATCAAGACCATTAGCAATAAGTATATTGGCCGTTGCTTCATCCTCTGGGGTTATACCTAATAGCCCCATTTCAAATAAAATATTAAATGATCGGGTTATAAGAGGATTAAGTGTCTCTGCTGTTTTTCTTGCATAGATAGACGAGAGCGCATCGCTCCTAATCTGATACCTCATCTCGGCTTCGCCAAGAGTCATACGTGACTTATTATTGAGGTCATACAATTTGTCGATTAGGAAGTGTTGCGTTATCTCTTCTCTCGTTTCTGCTATCGCAGCCGCCAGGCTTTGAAGTTCTCCTATGTCGTGTATCTGGCCAATAGGGGGTTGTCCTGGCGCTCTGCCAAAAGAATTAAACACTGACAAGCCCCGAACTGAGGTATCTACTGCACCCCCGCCTAGAGAACCATCATCTAAAATATAAAGAGGGGGCTCCGCTTTCTTCTCAACACAGATAAGAAAAGTTTCCTTAAAAGCATTGAGTTGCATTATAGCTGGGAGCGCGTCCATGCCTGGACTTCGGCCATATTCTTCATTCGCTAATTTATACCACCTGCTTATCCTCACGGGCATTTCAGTGAAACCACTCTCCCTGAGCATATGTGGCGTTCCTTCAAAAGTAAAATGATAAGAAGCGACTTCCATACCTAAATCACTATCGCCTTTTCCTTTCCTATCCTTCTCTCTTCTCGGCTCAATAGCTATACAGACCTTTATTCGGTCCATGTGAAATTTTGGGCTTTTGTATTTCTCCTGTAAATCTTTTGGTAATTTCGCTAATCCATAAGTATCTACTAAAACTGCAAGAGGAACAGAGTCATCATAATAAACTGTATCTACGAATCCGTCTGCACCTTCAGCTATTAATACTGACTGGATGCTCCAGCTTTTAAAAATCAAAGGGTTCTGGTAGTCACCTTTAAATTCAGCAATACCACTTGTTCCGAATGCACCCTCCTCACGCAGAGACTCATCAAATGCAGTTTCGAATCCAGCTTTAGGACTCTCCATAGCTTCTGCCATAACTTCGTTTATACGCATATAGTAATCTTGGTTAGCTTTTGTATCTGGTATATGCCGAGGCTTACGTATTCTAAAAGTCTTTCCCCCACTTTTCCAGAGGGCCCCCATGATAGCTGAAGCCATTGCCCCATTCGCACGAACCGCGGTGGAGTCATTTATCATTCCATCGTTAAGAAAAGCTCCGGGAGAAACAGTCTGCTGAAACTCTTGTTTTCGTGTGTATATGTATTTCCCGAGGATTTGATAAGGGTATTCCCAAGGCTGTTTGCGCGCACGAAGTACCTCACGTTTAGCCATTAATTGTTTTACTGTTGGCATATATCCTCCTTAGCACAAACTGATTTATTATAAAGCAACCCTACAATCGTAAGCGTATAAAAAATATGTGTTCCTATCTGCCAGATAAAAATCCCAGCAGCACAAACAGATATGCCTACAAAACTAGATAACAGCGCTCTCTTCCGGTTGCTTACTCCTCTGCTAAAAATTTCTTTCATACTGGTATTCTGTCTAAATATTAAGCCCATCATGCCCATAAAAAATAAAAATCCGGCTATGCCCATTTCGTATAGCACTTGCACGTACTCGTTATGTGCATACAAAAAATTATCATTACGCTGATTATTTTTAGCATGGAATAAATATTTAAAACTCCCTATGCCTATCCCCGTAATAGAATACTTTTTCTTCGATCCTTCCATAACGGGTGTCGTAAGATCGTGAATACTTTGGTATGCCGTCAAAAATCTTTCGTTATCCGGAAAGCGCTGTCTAACTGTTTCAGAAGTATTATACATTGTCCCAAGAATGCCAACCGCCAAATACACAACAACAGCCGTCGAAACAAATCTTTTTTTATTTTTAAGTGCGAAGTAACAAGCAAACATAGCGAGCATACCTACGCGAGCTACATCAGACTGTGTTACAACAGCAGCTATAACCATCAAGGCCATAAGTGCATATTTTTTCCTGTAAATTGCTAACGGTGCAACTATGGTTAAGAAAGGGCCCACTAATGTGTAGTTCCCGAGAGTCCCTACCATATGTCCATATGTTCCAAAGCGTCGTTCAAAAAATTGGTCGATCCCCAAAAACTGAATGATGACGAGCCCTGCCATCAGTGTTGCACACCAGATCATAACATCAAAAGTAATGTGCAGTGTCTTCTTAGTGTACCCGATGCTCGATACTGCTACTGTCATAAGAAGAAAAGTTAAAATGTAAAACATGGGTTCCCAACTCCAAAACCTGCCCGACTCGATACCAAAAAGAGCGAGCTGTGGTTTTGGAGAAAGGAAAAAAGATAAGAGCGCATACCCTACAAGAGCTAAAGCCCCTTTATTTTTAAAAGGTTTCAACACTCCTTTGTATAAAGCTGTTAAGCCTATGGCCAAAGCAAACGATACTGCCCAAGCCATCTTGGGCTCCCGAGACAGATTTCCTGACCCGGGAGCTAAGATGAAAGGTGTTACAACTAAGCCTATACCCAAAAGCCAAGCAATCATTATGCTCCTGTATTGAGCGTTGCCCAGGCTCCGCCTGTTGCCCAATCGCCCGTGTTCTTAGAAATATACCAACTTGTACCGTCAGAAACCAGTGTAACTGAGTCTCCTGTAGTATTGTTTGATGTTTCTATAACCGCATTGTTATTGCCATCCGCATCCTGAAATACAATAGCTCCTGCACTCGTAGCTGTCTGGACTTGAAGTTCAATAGACGCACCAGAAACAAAAGTATAACTCAATCCTGCTGCTGCTACTGGAAGTTGAAACTTAGTACTCAAAGTAGCAATAAAAGTCTTCCCGCTTTCAGCGGCTAAAACCGCTTCTTCATCGGTAGTAGCTTTCACTTCTTCGTTACCGCGGCCTAATATCTCTGCAACAGTAATTCCTTGTTGCGGGACACTCGAAGTAGCAATGATAACTTCATCTGTAAGCGCTACAGATGTAGCTGATTCTAGCTCATCAAGGCTAAGATAAGCTAAATCATTTTTGTTCCCTGCTGCAAATGCTGTGCTCGCAAAAGCAATTGCAAACAGTACCACTAATAAAATCTTCCATTTTCTCATTTCCGTTCCTCCTGTTTTAAAACTGTTACGCCCCCATCAACCGGGAGCGTCCACGGCTCCCCCCTGTCCCCAACCCAGTCGGAGACGTAAAATATAAACCATCGCGAAAAGCAGATCGCGATGCGCTCTTCTGCGCGTCTGCTTTAGATACGTTCCCTAAATTCTTTTCTCGATCTAGCGCTTTTCTTTCGGCCTGTTGGTTAGCAGAAGCTTGAGTCTTCTTCGCGGTATTACCTTCGCTTACTGAATATGCTCCATATCCAATTGCCGCTGCCATTGCCCATCCTGTCATTGCAAAACTCATTGCAAACCTCCCGGTTCAGATATTTTTTCTAGCTCATCTATCTCGTCAAAACTTTTAGCAATAACTTCATTTTCAATTTGTTTGAGGTCTTTGCTATCTGTAACGTGAACAGTAACCCACACTGTTTCCTCATGTGCGTACATAGCTCTTTGTGTTCCTACTTTTGTCACTCCCTGATACGGACCCTTAAGACGAACTTTTCCGAGTTCTGTCAACACGGTTACTTCCCCAGATAGAATAAAATAGACATGTTCTTTTTTGTGTATCTTGGTAGTGAACGCCATACCCGCTGGAAGCGTCATCTTACGAATGTACATCCCACCGGCGAAAGTGTGTTCTAAAGTTCCGGGTATATCTCCGTGAGTTGCCCCTGGAACTTTAGAAGCTTCTGCGTCAAGCTTCGCAATAAAATCACGAAACTCTAGTTTACTTAATTTATCTGCTTTAGATATACTGATTTGTTTTTCCATATGTATACAAATATATACTATAAATCACCGAAAGTCAACTTTAGTCGAAAACTTTTTTATTTTTTGGCCGCCTGTTCGGTTGAAATCTCTCACCGTTGAGAGAGGGCTCGACGATCTACGTTGATCTAATTTTACTCTTTTTATTTGATTTTGTACTACTTGAGACGCCACAGGGAAAGCAAAGGTAAGCATCAAGGCATCAAACACATCCGGACTTCTCCCAAAGGTTTCTATGATCTTTTCTTTGGGCGGAAACGCAAGAACACCCCGAGAACCTTTAGGGCTCAATGGGGGCATTGCTAGCATATCCATATGAAACTCATCGTCATCTGGTATCTTAACCCCACCCTCAGCGAACCATTCTCTAACTGAATCGCCCATTTCGGCACGTTTATTGCTATATACATCTGGCTGTAATGACTTACTCCCAAAATGTACTCCCGTCACATACTGCCCAAAGCCCAGTTCCCGGAGTCTGTCAATCGTTCCATAACCATATCCGGTATCTATAAAACACTTCATCGCCTGGTATCTCTCTATTAATGGGCCCAATATCCCCGCAAGAGTCATTTCATCCATTGTGTCGTACTTGAGCCATTTGACAATCTCTCTGCCACGGCGGATGACTATTACAGTCCTATCTTTATTCCTCGCTGGATCACAACCTATCACGATTGGGGATGACGCATCCCGGGCTTTACAGGCTCGTGCCGTCGCTACTTGCTCAGCGGACAATAGGGTTACACCACTGACAACAAAAGCTTCTT